CCGTTGTTGATGTCTAATGCGAATACCGGTTGTGCATCGCCATTTGCTGGTGGAAAATATGCCATTTTAAAGCTCCTTTTTTAAGTGGGAATGTTTCGTCCCTGCACTTATTTATACCAAATGACAGAAATCGGCCAGTACCTATCCTAATTCAGGATTGTTTTTAGCAAAGTTTGCAGCACTAAAACGCATGCGATCCACAAACTTCATGCCGTTGCCCACATAGCCTTCATGTCCTGGTTCGTTGTTGATGCTGGCCTGTACATCGTGTGCTTGTGCATCCAGCTGACGTACCACTTCAGTTTTAAGACTGGAAATTTCCAAGAACGCTTGAAACAGGGCTGCCACTGCTTGTTTATTTTCTGTTGCCCATTCAAATATGCGAGGTGCTTTGGTAGGTGCTTTTTCTTTGACCCACTGGCCAAATTCGCCAACCAGGTTATTGTAGCTGCCGCTGCGAACACGGCTGTTGATATATGTTTTAACCAGTGCAGGAAAGTCACTGATTCTACGAGCACGTAATTCTGCAGGGTTGAACAGTTGGTCCATTGCTGATCCGTACTGTGTCAACAACTGTGTGGCATCTTTGACAGTGGCTTGATTTAATTTAATCTCGCGTGGCTCTTTGAGACTGGGATCTAATATCAGCAATCCTGGACTTGGAGCCAGTGCAGCAGCACGAATTGGTGTAGGTGTTGCCCCGGGTGCTGCCAAAGATGTATGTATAGCAACAGCCGCAGTACTCTGTGCAATCTTGTGACCTAAGTCTGTGTCAGCAGGCACAGTATACTTTACTGTGTTGGGAGTAAATTCGTAGTTGTTACCAACAAGTTCTGGAGTTTGACTGTACAACAAATCGCCTTGCACATAACCGCGAAAGTCTTCGGGTACTGCACGACGCAGCAAGGGAAACAGTCGTTGATATAAGGCAATCAGTTCTCCGCGTTCACCGCCGCGTGTGTTCATAATTTGTGCAATCTGTTCTGGGCTGGTGGCCAACCCGTCGTAGCCTTTGGCACCAAACCCTGACTTGTCGGTTAGCACAAACTCACCCGTGGGCTTGCGGCCAAATATAATAGCAGGTTTACCGTCCCACTTAACTGTGGTTTCATTTGGGTTCTTTGCAGCAGCAACAATACCATCCAGGGCTTGCTTCAGTCCAGCACTGGGTCGTTGATCAAAGATCATGTCTTCGGGGTGCTCAATACGCACTCCTTCCACTATGACTGCCATGCCTTGATTTACAATACGATCACGCAAGCGAGCCATAAAGCTGACTTCTGTGTATTCTGTATATAGTTCTGTGCTTTCGTATATGCCTTCATCAAATTGTATGCCTTCGCGCTCCATGTGTGCTTTAAAGTCAGCAATTTTTGCAGCACGTTTGGGATCAGCTTCTAACGCTTTCAGTATAGCTTCCACGCTGTAGAGATCAGCAATGGTGGAGTTGGGACTCAGCAGCATTTGTGCCACCATAGAAGGATCATCTGTAATCAGGTCATTCGTGGCACGATCCATAATACCGTCGTTTTGATTTAATTTGTAGCCTAAGGCTTTGGCCATACTGTTCATCATAATATTACGCAAGGCACCTTTGTATTGGCTGCGTGGATCACTGCTTAATACAAACTGTGTCCAGCGTGGCTTGTTACTGAACATAAAGTCTGTTTGCACAAACCCGTTTTTGGGATTGCCGCCGATGGCAGTAAAGAAGTGTACTGCTGAACCTGTTTTCTTGATATAACGTGCAGGATCTACACCTTTGCTGTTGCACCATTTGGTCAATACAGCTACCAACTGATCTTTATTCATTTCCTGGGCATCAACGCTCATATCCAAATCGCCAGAGTCGGCCTTGCGTCCAGTTGAGCCTAACCATTTGATTGGTTTGCCATCGCGTTTGTCTTTGTCTTTTGTGAGATCCAAGCCAGTGATCTGTTCTAGCCACTGTGCAGTAGGCATGACATCAGCTTGGCTGATACGCTGGGTAAGCGAGTTACCAGCAGCATCTTTGAATACGTTACCACCTTCATTAATCTGCATCAGTTCTTCTCACTGTTCGGGTAAATTTTCTAGCATCTTTATCTCTAATAGCATTTAGTAATTTACGTACTAAATTTTCGGCTTGGTCTGCAGGATAAGCTTCTTCAATTTGTTCTATTAGACGTATGGCACTTGCTATAACATTGGTAGCTCGGCTTTCGACTATATACCGACGGTCTCGATCTTGGAATTTTTCCCCATAGATCGTATCTAATTCTTCCAAGATACTGCGTGTTTTTTTCTGCATTCCGTAAGTCTCTTGATTTATTTATTAAAAATTCTAAACCGAACTGCAAACATCGTTGCAAATAATCAGACGGCCCTGTTTAAAATCAGGAATATTCCAGGACTCGACAACATGGTCAAACCATTGGATACATTCTGTCAAGCTGTGTTCTAAGGCATTATTTTTCTGCACATGATCCCGGAACTGACCATTGGCTGCTGCATGATAAACTCCGTGGCCGTATGTTTTGGGGCTGAACCCTAAGAAACAACAGGGAAAGACATCTCCTGTGCTGGAAATGTATATACTTTTTTGTTTTTGTACTTGGCAGCTGATTGGCTTCTCAATTCTGTCATTGATAATATCTTCTAATAGAACTTCGTCCTGTGTGCGGGTTTTCCATAACACTTTAAATTCAGTAACTGCAGGTTTACCTAATACATGCACCAACTGTTGATTTTTATTGAACACTGGGCCAGTATTTCGTCCTTGGTCAATTAATTCAAAATTTTTAAATCCCATCTCCTGACTACGCAATCGAGCCTCGGCTTGTTGATGTAAATTATGATTAAAGTCAATCATCTTCCATGTGGCTGTTCCGCCTGCTTCTATAAAAATTTGAGCATTTTTAATCACAGTGCTATACAAGGTGTTTTGCCTGTACAAACTATGGGTATCTTCAAGTCCGTCGATACAAAATTGGACTTGTACATTTAACTGTGCTAGATTTTGCCAAAAATTTCGATCTCGCGCCCCAGCATTGGTACTGATAATAATGATCAAATCTTTGTTGCATTCTCGCAGGTACTGCATGATGTCAACTGTTTCAGAATTCATGACAGCATCACCAAAATTACCATTGACATAAACAGAATTTAATTGTTTAACAAAATCTGGTGCAAATATCGTTTGTGCTTCTGTTAACGTCATGTCATGTTCGATATAACCATCATTGTAGGGATACCCATAAAAGTTACGCGGACATAACGGGCATGCTGCATTACATCTGCTGGATATTTCCAGGTGCACATTTTTAATTTCGGAAATTTGGTACATTTAATTTTTGTTAATTTGTCCTAATAACTGTTTAAGTTTATTGCTATTTACATTTGCTGAGATGTCGATAGTGTCTACCTCATTAGATTTAATTGTACTTCTGGTTTTGATACTATCTAATATATTAGGCTTAGGCGGTCCGCCGTTGCCATGTGCATGTCCTGTTTCGTCAACACCGGCATCTGTAATACGCATGGTTTCAATGTTGTAGTCTAGATCTACTTTGTTACCGACACCTTGACTGCTGCGTGACTTCATGCATTGCATCTGATACTTACCACGCTCTTTCATGGCGCGGCTCGTAAAGATACCAAACACAAAGTCAGCTGTGTTGATCTTGCTGATACCACCTGCGATATGGCTATGGTCAAATTCAATCTCTTCTACTGCACTACGGTTAAGCTGCGATGCTGTGACCATTAACACACCCAATTCAATTGCCAAGTTACGTAATTCTTCTGCGGAGTACTTGTCTTTGATAAACTGATCGTTGGGATTGACCTTGATGGATACAGGCATAATCAAGTCCAGGTAGTCGATCATGACAAAGTCAATCTTTGATTCTGTTTGGATTTCGTACTCTTTGATAAAGCTGCGTATGTCGTTTACATTACTCTGCGCAGGCAAACTCTTGATGCGATAGGAGCCAGCTTTCTTTCCTGCCATCTTAATTTTGAGTTCAGTGGTATCCAAGTCACGTCGAATGTCTTTGGTGCTCATGTCTGTCAACATGGCTGCTGTACGCAATGTAGATAATTCTTCCGACAGTTCCAGTGTGATGTACACGCCGGACAAGCCTTGTTGCAGCCAGTTCAGTGCCAGGTTCATCATGACCAGGCTCTTGCCTGACCCAGATCCTCCGGCAAAGATGTTTAGTTCTCCGCGACTGAATCCACCATACAAGATATGATCCATCTGCGGCCATCCTGTTGAAACCTGTCCACCCTTGTTGAAATACTTGTTGAGTGTTTCTTTTGGTGTTGCCCAGAAGTCTGTGCCTAGATCTTTAGTCAAGCTGATCTGTACAGCATCCTTGATCAGCTTTTCAACTGGCGCATACTCACCCTTTTCCAGTAAATCAGCTGACTTTAAAATTGCACGTTCCAGTTCTTGCCTGCGTGTAAACCCTTCAAACTCTTCCAGGAACCAATCAAAGTGTCCTTCGTTTAGGTCTGGTATTTCTTGTAGGGCTATTCCTGTGGTTGCTTTAATTTGTGTACGATCCGGCATGGTCTTATGATCATTACAATGTGTCATAATGAACTCAGCAGCCGGTCTCAGTGTCCGATCAAAGTTTTCTGGATTATAAATGTTCTGCACACGAACATAACTGGATGCATCTTGCATCATCATTTCCAAGAAAAGCCGTTGTACATCAACTCCGTAATTGCTTAACAATTTGTCTTTTCCTCAATTCTATTTTGATTCGACTTGTTTCTCTTGATTGCATTATAGTTAGCAGGGTTGCCAGGCGACCATATTTGATTACAGCATCGTTTACGTCTTTGCAATCCGACCATGCAGGCATACTGACAGCCCAGCCTAGTTCCATAGCACGATCAACAAGTTCCATGCCAGGTTTATCTTGATCTGGCACCACTGTTATTTCTTTACCTAGACTGCGTATCAATCTTGCTTGTGCATCACTCACTGTATTGTGCATGAGTGCAAGCCCGCTGATACACAATGCATCAAATATACCTTCGGTTATAATCACATGCTGCCAGTCTGATCTCTGCAGGTCTGTACCAAATACATAACCAGGTTGGAAGTCGTTTACCCACACAGGTTTACGATCATCTAAAAATCTAGTCGTACTACCTACTAATGTGTTATCATAGGTAAATGGTATGATTACACCTGGGCGCGAATTTGGGGTCGCACTAACCATAAAAGGATAATCTAAGGGTGCAAGTCTGCGTCGCAAATATTTCCAAATTTCTATATGGTGGGCTGTTACAAACTCAACTCCGCCTATGTCGCGTTCTTCAAAACGGATGTTTTGTAAGGCAGCGGCAGTTCTTTGCCTATCATCTATTAGACCTGTGATGCTGCGATGCTTCAAGCTTTCTAAGTTGACTCGTTCTATTTCTTCCTGCGGTACGTTTAGCCATGTTAGAAATTTGCGAGCCTTGACACTGAGATTACGTCCCAGAATAAAGCTGGCTGTAAAATTACAGTTGAAGCAATGATAACTCCATCCGTCGGGACTACTTA